GCCACAGAAAATATTTATGCAAATGAGGCCGGAGAAGCACTACAAAGTATTTCTACACCTTCTGCACCGCAACAGTAAAAAGAGAGTTAAGTCAAAGGGAAAAAGGGGCTAACTAAAGCTGTCCTCACATAGGGATTTTATATCCCTGAAAAATTCGGCATAGTCGTGAATAGCGGCTATGCCGTTTTTTCGTTCATTTTCGGAAAATCTATTGCTCCAATGCAATTATAAATGATTTGAATCCGCTGGGTTCGGACACCGTTGACCTTTTCAGCCTTGTACACGATTATCTTCTCGATGAAGTCCCGAATAATCTCAGCACTTAACTCAGTAATTTCTGTGTACTTGCGTACGATTTTGAGAAAACGGTCGATGTTCAGATTCTGTTCCTTTGCGGCATCGAGCGTCTGTTTTAACGCTGTGGCCCTCTCCATAAGGCTTCTCTGTTCGGCTTCATAGTCCGATAACATTTTGTAGTAAAGTTCCTCCGAAATTCTCTCCATTACACGGTCTTCATACAGTTTCCTCAGGATTTTATCCAGTGTGGAAATTCCCACCTGTCCCTGCTCATATTCCTTCTGTGCCATGCGCAAGTCTTCAGCAATCCGCCTTTCTGAAGTTTTCGTGGCGGCTGTGATGAAATCTCGCTCGTGTTCCTTCACAAAGGTTATGACCTGCTGCAAATCATCAAGTACCAGTTCCTCAATTATCACATTGCGTATTTGGTGCGAACTGCACAGACCCTTCTTTTTACGATAGGTAGCACAGACGAAGTATTCCTTGTCATGCGTCCAGCCATTGGCTCTGACCTGATACAGCTTCGCCCCGCAGTCCGCACAGAACATCATGCCGGAGAATACACCCATTTCACCCATGCGAGATGGTCTACGTTTACCATCTCGAATTCTCTGGACGGTTTCCCAGACATGTTCGTCGATGATGGCTTCATGTGTGTTTTCAAACACCATCCAGTCTTCGGGATTGTTCCAAATCTTCTCCTTGCTCTTGTAAGATTTTTTGCGAGTCTTGAAATTCACCGTGTGTCCCAGATACTCGACTTTTGCGAGAATGTCTGCTACCGTACGCGCTGACCATGCATAAGGCGTTTCCGTCTGCTTGGCGGGAGTCTTAATGCCCATACTGTTCAGGTGAACCGTCGGTGTTTCAATTTGAATCTTCTCAAGGCTTTTCGCTATCTGTGTGGGTCCGAAGCCCTCCATACACATTTTGAAAATCGCCCTGACCACCTCAGCGGCTTTTTCGTCCATTATCCAGCGCATTTTGTCCTCCGGGTCTTTTATGTATCCGTAGGGCGGATTGGTGCAGAGTGGCTTACCGGACTCTCCCTTAGCTTTAAACACAGCGCGTATTTTCTTGCTCGTATCCTTAGCATACCATTCGTTTATGATGTTCAAAAAAGGAGTAAAATCACTTTCCTGCGGGTTTGCGCTGTCCACGCCGTTGTTGACGGCAATGAAGCGCACATCGGCATTGGGGAATGCGACTTCGGTGTAATAGCCGACTTTCAGATAATCTCTGCCCAGTCTCGACATGTCTTTTACAATAATCGTGCCGATTCGGCCTTCATCCATCTCAGCTAACATACGCTGGAAATCCGGTCTTTCGAAGTTCGTCCCGCTGTATCCATCGTCTACATAAAATTCTGTGTTGAGAAAACCGTTGTCATCCGCATACTTCTTTAAAATAGCCTTCTGGTTCACAATCGAATTGCTGTCTCCCGCAAGGTCGTCGTCACGGGATAATCTGCAGTAAAGAGCCGTGACTTTTGTTGCATCTATAGCTTTGGTTTGTGTGTGCTTGCCACTTGTAAACTGTCTATACATTTAATCATCCTCCGTTTCCGACAGTCTTCAAGCGTAGGCAGCATGTATATTACCGTACTATTTTGAAGAAGTCGAGTCGATTTGCGGACATAATGCTGAACTATCGGATAACTTTATTCGGCAGCTTGCGTCCGATGTAACGAGCCTCATAACCTTGTCATACACCGTTTCTTTTGCCGTATCGCTTACCAATGATTCCACAACATAGACGGTGCCGCCTATGGTTTTGCGTGTAATACGGCTATTCGGTTTTCTGTCCATAAGCGTCACCTCCCGTCTATGCTATGGTTTGCGGTACTGAGCCTGAGTACCAGACCCAGCGCCGCGCCCTGCTGTTATTCTGTCATTTAGAGAACCTTGATTGCCTCAGAGCGAATCAGGCAGCCATCCAGCGTTTCCGTACCGAAGTATCCGATCTTATCGGCAAAGGAATATTTCTCGTGCAGTGCCCGGATGGATAGCGGCTGACGCTGGACAACCCAGTAATACTTGAAATCACCGAATACGACAGGTTTTACACCGCTCTCTGCAGAGGGCATATGGTTTGAGATAACCACAGGTTTGCCGAGCAGTGTGTCTACCGCACCGCGCCAGAGATAGTTGTTTGTGCTGTCCTTGAGTTCACGTAAGGCCAGCGCCGTCTCGTCATTCATGACCCATATTGCATTGGAACGGTATTCCGGTTTCAGCGAAAAGTATAGCTTGTGAATTTCATCAAAGGCGATATCCGTTGCAGAAGCCGCTGTAACGCCCACATCCGCACCCTCTGTGGCGTGCAGGACGCCCTTGGGTTTGCCAATTCCATCACCGTTGAGGAATGCATCCTCCTCCGCTTTGCCGAAGATACGAGCAAAGTCGCGAGTCAGATAGTCCGAGATGTTGAATCCCGTGTCGTGAACGAAATTGCTGTCCAAAACCGAGATGCAAGCGAGTTTATGTTCGCCCAGCGCGATTCTTTTTGCTGTCAGTTCTGCCTCGGGCACCGCCCCACCTTCGCCAACCCAGTCCGCATCGACAGGCGTGTCCGATGTAATGATTTTACCGCCACTCGTTGTCGCTCTCACGAATGTAGCCATTCTACGGAACAGGTTTTCTTTCGCCAATGCTGCCGCATATTTTTCTGCCGATGCTTCAGGCAAAAAGTATGATCCATTAGCAAGATTGGCACCTTCTTTGAGAAAGCTACCATCTGTATTTTTGCTTCTCATGCTGTTCCAGAATGCTCTGGAATACGTTTCAGTTGTTAACATAGTTGTTATCCTACTAAATTTTGTTTGAATTCGGGGCATATACCCCGTTTGAAACCGCGATTTCTTACGCGTTGCCCCACGCCGCTGTCCGCTTTAAAAAGCTGTAGAGATTCTGATGCCCCCACTCCATGGTTTTATGTGGGTCATAGTGACGCATTCGTCGGAATGTCATGTCCACACAAGCATATGCACCCCCTCCTTTACATCTTGGGGACACTTGTGGCAGGTTTTTATGGTTGTTTTCTAAAGTTGTTTTTCTATAGGAAATAATCATAATTTCTTGCCACAGAGTGCCACATTATAAATACGTCTTTTTCAGCCTGTAACCGATGAGCAGTGTGGTCTTGTCTCCACCACCGGCAGGGCGCTTGCGAAGCACGGTGCCGAAGGAGCGCAGCGCTTGATTGAAGTTACGATTGCTCTCCGGGTAGCAACCATTGACAGCACACCATTCTCGGTAGGCAGCGTACAACTCGGCGGTCTTTACATCGGCATCACCCCACTCTTCAAGGCATTCATCCGCGAAAAGTTGGATCTTATTGCTGTCGTGGGAATACTCGTTTGTCGCGTCGATGACCGACTGTGGCAAGGTGAAGCCCTCCTCGCGTAGCATAATGTAACCTTGAAGCAGCCAGTTGAGGATGGCGCTCTGCGTCTCCGGCTTGCCGAACTCTGCTTTCAACGTCTTATCCTGCTCCCATTCCTCAAAATGCCTGTCAAAAGGAACTATCAGTACACGCCCGCTGGTGAACAGCGTCATGTCGTTGATGACAGGCAGATAGTTGGTGTTGACATACAGCTTGAATTGTGGAGCGAAGTCGAAAGAATTCTCATGCAGAAAACGCGCATTTAAGGTGTCGTTGCCCGTCATGCTTTTTACCTGCGCGGCATTGAGCAATAAGCCGCGGCTGGGCTCAGAGATGTTGGCAAAGCGCACGCCTGCCAGCCTTGCGACATCCTCGCTGGGATTTGAGCTGTTGCTGTACTGCTTGAGCGCGATGGTCTCCGGGCGCACCGCCTTTCCATAATCTCCGAACACACTCAGGATGCTCTCCATCAAGGTGCCTTTGCCGTTTCTGGTTGTCTCGCCGTAGAGGAAGAACATACACTCGAAGCGGGTATCCCCACTTACCGCGTAGCCGAGGGCTTTTTGCAGGAATTTCGCCTTTTCCTTATCACCGCTCATAATTTCATCAATGAAGATTGTAAAGCGTTGACACACGGCGTTTGGGTCATATTTTACAGGTGCAATTTTAGTGAGCCTGTCTTCCGGACTGTGGTCGCGGAACTGCATGGTGCGTAAATCCAGTGTGCCGTTATTACAGTTGAATAGGTATCGGTCAGTATCGAATTCCTCCATCGAAATGGGGTACACGCTCTGTGCATCACTCAAAACCGTAATCCTTGTGCTTCGAAGCTGCCACTTAGCGCAATATTTAATGTAGTCTTTTCGCTTATGTTCATCATGAATGCTGAGCGCGTATGTCATCAAAGCGTCCGAGAGATCTTTGCACAGTTCCATCACCTTGAGAGCCGCCATGTCGGTGACCCAGCGGGTGCCGTCATAGACGTACCAGACCTTCCGTTCCGG